TGAGTACTGTAATAGATACGACAAGTTTATATTTCACAACGGAATATGCTTTGATGTTCCTATTATTAATCGCCTTGTAAAGAAAGACTTGATACCTTTGGAGTCAGTCATAGACACACTGATTGTCAGCAGACTGGTTGACTTCGACATCAAGCATGGGCATGGCCTCAAGGCTTGGGGTATCAGGCTAGGTAACTTCAAGATGGACTTCTCTGACTTCTCTATGTTGTCAGATGAGATGATCAAGTACTGCCATCAGGACGTTACAGTTACATTAAGAGTGTATGATAAGTTCAAGAAAGAAATACATAATCCTGAGTGGGAGTGGGCTATGAGGTGTGAGCACGACATACAAATTCTGTGCCAGACCATGACAGACAACGGCTTCTACTTCAACAAGGCTAAGGCTGAAGAGTTACTTGACGAGATAGAACAACGCAAGGCACACCTTGAGGATGCTTTCCAAGAGGACTTCCCACCCAAGCTAGAGGAAGTCAACCGTATCAAGTACAGAAAGAAAGCTGACGGTACACTGTACAGCAACGTGACCAACGCACAAAAGAAACACGCAAAGACAGTAGTGGACTGGTCAAAGCAAGAGCCTGAGCTAGTATGCTACGACTTCATAGACTTCAACCCTGCCTCACCTAAGATGCGGATAGAAAGACTGTGGGATGCAGGATGGAAACCCTTTGAGAAAACGAAAGGGCATATCGAGTATGAACGAGAGCAATCTAGAAGGTACTAAAAAGTGTTGTATGTGCAAAGAATTAAAACCAATAACTTCTTTTTCAAAAGATAGATCAAGAAGTGACGGTATTAATAATCGTTGTAAAACTTGTGATTCTATAAAAAATAATAAATGGAGAAAAGAAAACCCAGAAAAAAAGAAAAGAGCAGATTATTTATGGAGACAAAAAAATTTACAGCACTGTAAAGACACAACAAATAGATGGAAAAAAGAAAATCCTGCTAGAGTTAGAGAACTTAATGCAAAAAGAAGAGCAAAGAAAAAAGGAAACACACCTAAATTTATAGAGGATTGTCCTATTGATTCGGAGAGAAGAAGATTTGCTTATATTCTTAGAGATTGTCTTACTGAAAAGACAGGTATTCAACATCATGTTGATCATATGTGGCCTGTATTTGATGGCGGTCCTCATTGGTCTGGTAATTTAGATGTTGTACCTGCTCAAGAGAATTTGTCTAAATCAAAAACAGTAGACGATGAAGTAAAGAAAGTTATAAAAGAAGGAATAGAGTATGCAAGAAGATGTTATGAGGGGCAAGAAGTTTGCTAAGTTCGGATGGACTTTATCTGAGGCAAACCTTAACACACTGCCTGAGACAGCACCTGCAGGAGGCAAACGTCTAGCAGAGTGGTTGACACTAGAAGGTAGACGATCCTCACTAGTGGAATGGCTAGGGCATTGTGGTGACGATTCACGTATACACGGTAGCTTTACACACGTTGGTGCATGGACAGGTAGGATGGCACACAGAAATCCTAACCAAGCTAACATCCCTGCACAGTTTCATGGTGATGCTGTCACTGCTGTAGAGAAGGTGAAGGACAGATACGATGGTCAACTACGTGAGTTGTGGTGTGTACCCAAAGGCTGTTACTTGGTAGGTACAGACGCTGAAGGTATCCAGTTACGTGTGCTTGCACACCTTATGAAGTCAGAGGAATACGTACACGCTATCGTGTCAGGCAAGAAGGAAGATGAGACAGACATACACAACCTCAACCGTAAGGCTCTAGGTATGTCACACGTTACTAGAGATATGGCTAAGACTTTTATCTATGCGTTCTTACTAGGGGCAGGTAATGCCAAGGTAGCACAGATACTCAAGGTCAATCAGAAAGAAGCGAAGCAAGCAGTTGAGAACTTTATGCAATCAATTCAAGGGCTTGCTGACTTAAAGAAAAAGATTATACCACACATAGCTAAACGTGGGTGGTTCAAAGGTCTTGATGGACGTAGGGTTATAGTACCTTCAGAACACAAGACACTAGCAGGTATGCTTCAGAATGGTGAGTCAACCATAATGAAACACGCAGCACTCGATTGGGTACACAAAGCTAAGAGACAGTTCATTGAGTTCAAGCTTGTTACGTGGCCTCACGATGAGTGGCAAACAGAAGTGCGTGGGCAGATGAAAGATGCTGAACTACTAGGTGAGATACAAAGGCAATCTATTGTTGACACTGGTGAAAAGTTTGGTATGATTTGCCCACTCGCAGGATCAACTGACATAGGATATAATTGGAAGGATACCCATTGATATGGATTTTTGCACTATCACCTATCATTTTTTGCTTGACATTGAAAGTAATTGAGTGTATGTTGATGAAACGAATCAGTAAAGAGGAGCTTGTAAATGACAGCTAAAAAGAAAACTAAGTATGGTGTATTCGAAGGTGACTTGTATTACGCACGTATCTTCGAGGACAACATAGATGACTCAGAATACCATGAGCGTACAGAAGGACAGTTCAATACTGTGTTCGTACCTAAGGATGATGATGAGCTACAGAAGATTGTTGATCTAGGTTTCCCTGAGGAATCAATGGGCAACCGTATGATCAAACCAATCGCTGCAGCAGACAATCGTGCAGGTATGAAACTCAAGCGTCCTAATAAACACCCTTCTGGTATTGAAGACTTTGGTGGTGCGCCATCCGTTACCCACGGCACTACCAATAAACCTTGGGATTACATTGAAGACGGTGCTCTTGGTAACGGCACTAAGGCCAAGGTTAAAGTCTCTATCTATGGGGAAGGTGCTACTGCCTCAGTTAGATTAGAGAAAGTTGGCATCCTCGAACACGTACCATTTGAAGAGATGGCTGCAGAGGATCGTTGGTAACAACCCATGTACTCCTTTCGTTGTAACTGGCAGGGCTTCGGCCCTGTCCTTTTTCCCTGAGGTTAGATATGAAATACGCAGTAATGATTATGTTTGATACTGATGAGGATTACAACTACGTGCCTGAAGAGTGGCCTTGTAATACTGCAGAAGGATACAAACCAAAGCTGTTCGATACTTACGAATCAGCAGAGATAGAACGTAGTAAGTGGAACACAGGAATCATAGTGGACTATAGTGACGAGATACTTAGGCCAATGACAGAGAAGGAACGGCAACGTGCAAAAGAACGACAACTTGCAAATACTGGTTGACGGTGATCCGTTTGCTTATCGTGCAGCTTTCTCCTGTGCAGATGAAGAGACAGAGGCAGCAGTAGAAAAGATTGATGAGCTACTAGAGACTGCACTAGAGGCAGTACTGTGGGAAGTAACTGATGACAAGTATCAGATATTCCTGACAGGTAAAGGCAACTTCAGAAAGAAGATTGCTGTCACTAGAGAATACAAAGGTAACAGGAAACAAGAGAAGCCTGTACACCTTGGTGATATTAGACAACACTTGATTGATAATTGGAAAGCTATCGTGTCCAAGGATGAAGAGGCTGATGACCTTATAGGTATCTGGTCTAATCCTGAGAGTATTGTCATATCAATAGACAAAGATATGTTACAGCTACCATGCACACACTACAACCCACACAGACGTACTTGGCAAACAGTCGAGGAGTTTGATGGCTTGAAGTTTTTCTACAAGCAGATACTGACAGGTGATTCAGCAGATAACATACAAGGTATCTATGGCGTTGGTCCTAAGAAAGCTGACAAGATACTAGCTGACTGTAAGACAGAGCAGGAGTTGTACGAAGAGTGTGTCAGAGCCTACGGTGGTGATGAAGACAGAGTTATTGAGAACGGTAAACTCCTTTGGTTAAGAAGAGAAGAAGAACAGATATGGCAACCACCCAAGTTCACAGATTCAGATCAGGACTAGAAGAGCGTAACGCTAAGTACCTTACAAAGAAACGTGTCAAGTTTGAGTACGAGACACTAAAGGTACAGTGGCGTGATATGAGAGTAAGGAAGTATACTCCTGACTTTATCCTACCCAACGGTATCATAGTTGAGACTAAGGGTAGGTTTACTTTGCCTGATAGGAACAAGCACAAGTGGATACAAGAGCTACACCCTGAGCTTGACATAAGGTTTGTCTTTAGTAATCCTTACCAGAGATTAAACAAAGGTGCAAAGAGTACCTACGCAGACTGGTGTAATTACTACGGCTTCTTATTTGCTAAAGAAATAATACCACATGACTGGGTAAAAGAGAAAAAAAAGAAGATATGCTTGAACAAGGTACTCTAACATGATACCTATATTGTCTAATACTAATGATAACATAAGATACTTTGATATTGAAGGGATGAAAAATGCAAGTTAAAGTACACCAGTATCTTGATGGTCCGATAGACCAAGGAGATAAGTGGACACTGTTGTGTATGATTGAAGAAAAAGGTTTAGTCTTTGATGAAGAGTTAGAGTTCAAAGATTTTAATGATGCTTATAA